AACCATCCAATCAACCGCGCGCCCGATCCCGCTGACAACCATACCCTCGATTGCGTCTGCATATGCTTTCACGGCCTTTTCGGCTTCGGTCATTTCAATGGCCAGTTCCTTGATCTTGGCACCGCCGCCCCCGGCAGATCCGCCGACTTTACGCAATGCCACATCAGTCTTGCCAACCGACAACGCCGCCAACTCGGATTCCTTGCTCAGTTGCGTCATGGTCTGTGCGGTTTTTGCAAGAGCCGCAGCGCCGGCATCATAGCGCGGGTCGCGCGAGTCAAACACAACCGCGCCGCCATCACCCCTCCCGGCCCCTACATTGGCCAGCGCGCGGGCCAATGCAACGCTTACGCCAAGCTGTGCCGATAGGGTGGCCGCTGAACTGATTGCGGAATCGAAGTTGATGCGACCAGCCACTTTTGCAAGGTCAAAGCCAGCCTGTGCCGCTGCCAGTATTTCGTCTTTTAGGCTTTGCGCGACGTCCAGCGATTGTAATTGCGCATCCAGCACGGCCAGTTCTGCGCGCTGTCTAGCCTCTGCTACCTGCACGCTATCGGCGCCATAAGCCAATTCCAAACGCGCCATTTCATTTTGCTTTTGAAGGTTTGCCAGTATCTCTTGACCTGTAGCCAAGGATGCGTCGCTTTCCGCGCGGGACAGTGCCATGTATTCGTATTGTTTTTTAGCTTTGACAACCATATCCGCAGCATCTTCGATCTCTGTCCGAATATTCGCAGCAATCTCAGCCTGCACCGCCGCTCGGTTGTTTGCCAGCGTCAGCAGCATTTGCTGCGCTGCGACTTCTTCTTGAATATTGGCCAGCAAGGCGGCTTGGTCTGTAATAGCCATACCGATCGTGCTCCACCAGACCGGAATCATGGCCTGGTCTTGACGGGCCTGCAATGACGCCATTTCAGCCTGCGCCACCAGAAGCAACGCCTGCGCCGCCGCAAGGGCTTCCCTGCGCGTGTCAACCAGCGCCTGCACAGTTGCAGGGGTTTTGGTCTTGGCAAAGTCGTCAGCCGCCCCATTCGCAGCCCGCTGCGCCGCGTCCAGCAAATTGATAGCCTCTGTCGTGGGCGTAACCGCCGCAGGCATAAGGTAGAACGCCGTTGCAAGCGCAGTGACAAGCCCGACCGCAATACCAATCGGGCCGCCAAGCAACAATAGTGCTGCGCGCGCAATTCCAGCAGCCACGGTCATTGCCCTTGCAGCAATCGCCCCGGCAATAAATTGAGCGGTCATAAATGACATTCCAGCGGACGCGGTAAACATTGCCACTATCAGCGCCGGAATTTGTGTTGATGCCAAGACCACAATCGCAGCGCCGAGAATGTGTACGTTGTTGGATGCAAACAACGCCACGACAGCGACAGATTCAACAGCAGGCACAAGGATAGTTAGCGCGGCAGACCCGAGATTTAACATCAAAACATGCAATTGGCCCATTGCCACGCGCAACCGTTGCGCGTCGTCGTCGGCCATAAGGCCAAACGCCGTTGCAGTCGCCCCGGCCTTTGTCTCCATGTCCCCGAGGATGTCCGCGAGGAACCCGCCCGCTGCGCCCGAGAGCGACAGGGCGACAGTCGTCGCCTCAACCGATCCGAACAGGGTTTGCATCGCCTCGGAGCTGCCACCTGTCTTGCGCGTCACATCGGCCATGAACTCTGAAAAGCCAACCGCCTGCAACCCGGCAGCATTAAAATCAATACCAAGCTCTTTTGCCAGATCGGATGCCTGCTTTGACGGACCAAGAACCGCAGTCATTGCAGCCCGCATACCGGTCACAGCCTCAGTTGTCGCAATACCGCTTTTGGTAAGCGCAGCAATGGTGGCCGCAGTTTCATCAAAGGTGACGCCCAAGTTTTGTGACAATGGCAGGACCTTACCAAGGCTAGACGCAAGTTCACCGATTGTGGTTTTACCTGCTTTCATCGCAACAAACAGCGCATCGCTTGCGTCCGCAGCAAGCAGCCCCTCCGAAGCATAAATGTTGGTTGCCGTGGTCAAAATGTCGACCGCAGTCGTGACGGATGTTATACCGCCAATGGCCAGTTGGTTGGCGGTGTCCAGCAACTCTGTGGCTTGTGCCGCTGATCCAGCACCTGCGGAGATGGCTTGATAGAAGCCTTGCGCCTGCGCAGTTGCCGTTCCGCCGTAGGTTGCGGTCAGGTCTTTTGACGCCTGTGTAACGATAGCCATCTCGGCGGCATTGCCATTCAGCAGGGTCGAGGTCTCTGCCAGTGCCGAGCCGAAGGCCAGTTGGTTGCTAATGGTAGTGACCATCGCAGCCCCTATTGCAGCGACCGACACGGCTGCGGCTGCCATGGCAACAGCGGCACTAGCCGCACCTCGGGCCATGCTGCCGATTGTACTCGTCGCACCAGTGGCCGAACGGCTCGCCCCGTCACCGGATCGGGCAAACTTGTCCAGATCATCGCTGGCCGTCCGCACGGGTCGGCTGTCAACCTGTAGTCCGACCGATGCCATGTCATCCATGCGGCTTACTCCCGGAACGGCTGTGGCGTGTTTTTGCCATTCGACTCAAACAATTCACTTGCATAAACCCCGCTCATTTTTTGCAGCCATTGCGCTTCGTCGCCATCAAACTTCAGCCCCACATTTGCGGCCCACGCCTGAATTTCTAAATGGGACAGGGCCACCGGCCCCATCCCGCCTTGCATTGTTGGCCCGACATCCATCAGCCATTCCGCAAGATAAGCACGAAATGGCAGTTCAGGAAAGTCAGGTTCTTCATTTGCTTGCTCCAAAAAACTCCAACGCGTCTGCTTTATGTCCTTTGGCTGTGCACATAACCAAGCGTGCTGTCGTGCCCAGAGACAAAGCGCCTCTAGGCTTGTGCGAAAAAATTGGCCCGGTCATTCAAGAACTCAGTCACTTCGTCCAATATTGACGGATATTTGCGATAGATCGCAAACGCCGCTTCTTCCGAAAACTCCACAGGCTTCCCGTCAAGGCTCAGGTTTTCCCAGCCGATGGTCGCATCAACGGCGGTCTGAATAATTCCCTCTTGCCCTTCATCGATCAGCGCACCAATTTGCGCCTCGGTCATTTTGGCGAAGTCCATCTTGCCGCCGCGCCGCTTCAGGATGCTGGTTGCGCGCTTGCGGGCTTTGGCCTTTGCCGCAGGGGCGTCAGGGCCGAGCAGGTTGAGGCGCATGGGCTTGGACGCGTCGGGCGTGCCGTCCTTGCCTGTAACGTATGCCGGCGCGTCTGTGCGGAGGTTTGTGAGGTGCAGCCAAGCGCCATTTTCTGATGCTGATACTGAGTCGAAACAATCCATGGTTTATATCCTTTGGTTTAGGTTAAATTCGGGGGGTGCGGTAAACCACGCCTCACCCCCCTAGCCTGCGGGAGTTGCAGGATTACGACGCGGCGACTTCCACATCGGCGCGCGTGAACTCGATATTGCAGCTTGCCATGTTGACCGACCCGACCGACTGGCCGCGCGGGAATGACATGACCTTGCCCATGATGTAACGGATCGTGCCGTCGCTGCGGGTTTCGCGAAAGCTGATTTCGTCCTTAGACGCCAGCGCGGCAAGCAAGATGATCTGGCCAGCATTGGCAGAGTCGTAGCCAAGCGGAACCGTGATCGAGCCATAATTCAGTTCGCCGTGGAATTTGTTCACGATGCCGGTTTTCAGCGGGGTAAACGTGACCGCAGAATATGCCGCGCCAAACTCGGGAATTTCGGACGCCTCTCCCACCTCGGTCCACGACAGCGCGACGTATCCGGCTGCGTCGAATGTTGCGGGGGTAGCTGCCGAGACGGACAGAAACCCGCCGATGCCTTCAGTAAGTGCCATGATATTTTCCTTTCATGGGCGTGGATAGGCGGGATGCCTATTTCAGGACCGGGACAAGACCCGATGTAAATTCAACCAGAACTTCGCCGTCCGCCTCAGTGGCATCAACCACCGTGCCGGAATAAGTGACGCCGTTGGACATTGCGAATTGCAACACGTCGCCAGCCTTTGGCGTTCTGCCGCTGTAGATCATGGCAGGCGTTGTGCCGGTTGGCGTAGGCATTGTAACGATGCGCGCGCCAAGGATTGGTTTGGTTTTCATATTTAGACGCTCCTTTGAAAGATTGCGCTGCAACGGATCGACACGTTCTTGCGAAAGTATGTGCCGTCCATCGCGCCGGGTTGTGGGTCGCCCATGTCTGTCACCTGAATTTGACCGTCTCCGGCGGATAGTATCAGGTCAATGGGGAATTGGTCAATAATGCGCTGCGCCTGGTCGTCGGCCTCATCCTCGAACGTGCCCTCGTCCACAAAGACCGCCACAAACAGCCGAACGACCATCCGGCTTGACTTGGACAGGCCGAAACGCTCCGGCGGGGTGGTGGTAAAATATGCCAGCCAATACGGCGGCTCAGGCGTGATGTATTGCAGCGACGGCGTGTCATAAACTCCGGGCGCGTTCTCGCCCCATACAATCGGCGGCGCGGATGGCGTGGCGGCAAGGCGCGTGCGTAGCGCGGTTTTGATGTCTTTGTGGTTCATCCGACCCGTGCCTTTGCTTTTGCAATAGATGCCCGCACAATCGCGGGCCATTGATCAACGGCGCCCTCGACAAAGTGCGCGCCGGGACGGCCTCGGTTACCGTTATTGACCGCCGCCGCGTATTCTGCCGTCCAAGTGAATGTCGCCAAATCGCCACCTTTCATTCCGGCTGCGGCCATAATATAGGATTCCGCGCCCTGCCCAGATGCCCCACCCGCTACGGACGATATAAGGCTGTTGCGCAAGTTTCCGGTGTCAACCGGCATCCGCCCGCCCTTGGCCTTTGTAACCTGCGCCACGGCCACCACGGATTGCGTCGCGTCCTTCAGCACGGCGTCAATTCGCTTTTCGGTCTTTTTTGTCCACTGGTCCAAAGTTGCAAAAGTATATTTTGCCATTATTCCAGCCTCGCAAAGAAGTCGATGCGGATATCAGAATAACACCTGCAATTCACGGTCTCACCGGCCGGTGCGCCAAGCGACGTGTCGCCGGGATACATCATCTGGTATCCACCCACAATGAACGGCACGCCCTGCGGAACAGGGTCTTGCTTGTCCGCGTCAAGGTGAGACTGTCGCGTCTTGCCATCCTCACCCGTGCTGTCCCAAGCCCTAACCACGTCTCCCGCCTGCACATCGTTGTTCG